GCGTTCGGCGTCTCGGAGGTCGTCAATCAGTGCGGCCTTGGTGATGGAGGATGAGGCCACATGCTGGTCGGTTAACATGCGCCAGAAGATTTCGACGCGGGAAGTTAGAACGGACTTACCTACGCCTGGCGGGGCGACGAGAACTACATACATGTTGGGGTAGAGGTCGCTGCCTTGGGATCGTATCCACACCTTGCGCTCAAGCACTCCGGCGATGCACGAGATTGCTGCCCACTTCCTGAAGATGGGAGGCGAGGGTAGGAACTCCGTGTATTGATAGAAGGCCTCGACCCAATCTTCAGTTTTTCTTGTCATTGGAACTCTCGAAGTAACCTGTTGATGGGCGCGAGGCGTTTCGGGGGGGTGCGGGTTTCCTCGCCGCGGAACTTTTTCAGGCCGAGGGGATTTCCGTCCCCGGACTTGCCCCAATTCCAGCCGACCTCGGCCTCGAGGGGAACGTAGAACTCCCGGCCGCCGAGGAGGGTAATGGGGGATTTGAGAAGTTGCAGGGCGATGGGGACGAGGTCGTTAACTTGGCGCTGGTCGACTTGGAACAGGATGGAGTCGTGAACTTGGACGAGCAGCTCGAACCGCGGGTCATACCACAGGGACATGATGCCATTGTTGATTTCCTCTCCGGTCATGCCTTGCGGACAGTAGGCGATGGCGGCGTTGATGACGGACTGCTCGGTCAGTCGGCCGAAGAAGTGGCGGCGTCTGCCGTAGAGGTGGGTTAGGTATCCGTCGCGCTGGAGATCGGCGATCGTGCCCTTGTGCCACTCAGGGATGCAGGGGAAGGCGCCGAAGTAGGCCTGCTGGAACGCGATGATCTGCTTCACGGGGATTTTGGAATGCTTGGCCATGGTTGGGGGCTGGCCGTAGTAATTGGTGCCGTGCCCGAGTTTCTTCGACAGGTCTCGGAAGGATAGGTTGCGATAGGCGTTCTCGTCGGCGATCGGACGCCAGCCCTTGGGGTCGTCGCCCCAGGGTTTGTCGGCCCAAGCCATGCGGCAGACTGTGGTATGCAGGTCGCCGGACTCACAGGCGTTGAGATAGCTGCCCGCGAAGTCCTCGCCGTGGGACTCGTAGAAGCGGTTCCAGCACAGTGCGCCGACGTTGCGGGAGTCGGCCTGCTCGAGGTCGACGTTCACGAATACCTTGCCGGGATCGGGGACGAAGATGTAGCGCAAGTCGCGGTCGATGTTCTGCAGGTTAGTTCCGGTGCCGAAGTCGCTGAAGGAGGAACTAAGCCGCCCGGTGTTGGTCCCGGCGATGTTGAAGTTGCAGCGGATGCGGCGGTCTGCGTCGAGGGGAGTTTTTAGAAAGCCAATGGCCTTGCCCAGATCGCGCATCGCAAGGATGTGATTGCAGAAGGGCTCGGCGTTGAAGTGGGAGCTGAGCTCTTCGAGGGCCTCGCGATCAACGGCGGGGGCCATCACGCCAGCGGAGTTGCGCTTCTTGATGACGGGCATTCCCAGCGCGGTATACATGAGTTGCTTGACTTGCAGCGGGCTGTTCCAGTTGATGCCGCCCTCGAGGCCAAGGCCCTCCTCACACAGGCGATTGAACTGGGCCTCAAGGAGGGCGAGGCGGGACTGGAACTCGCGCAACACGCGGTCACGGTGGGCGGTGTCAACCTGGACTCCGCGCAACATCATGTCGAGAAATGGAGCCTGGATGCGGATGGCCTGGGCGTAGGTTTTGCCGCGGATTTCATCGAGCATGGGCAGGAGTTTGTCGCGCAGCTCGGAAGTCAGGCAACAGTCCAGGCCGTTGTAAAGCCAATAGACTTCGTTGTCGCTGAGGCCCTTACCCGTCGGGTCGATCTCGGTGGTGTCGAAGATTTTCACAGGATGAACCTTCCGAGGTGGTCGATGAAATGCAGGGGCAGGTAAAGGTCCTGGGCGGCGCGGATTTCCTTGGCCACTCCCTTGGACTCATTCCAGCCATCAAGTTTCATAATCCAGATGGCCGAGGAATGGCGCAACATGCTTAGGTTGAACTTAAGCCAAGCCGCTGCCTCGGTCGGCATTGAATACTCGAGAGCGAGGTTGTGGCCATAGACAATGGGACTGAACAGAGGTTCGTGTCCCGGCTGGTGGAAGAAGTGGGCGCACAGGGCGGCGACAGCTTCGTAGCGTTCCTGGCGCACGTGCGGGTCGATGTGGGAGTAGGGGCTGGCTACATAAATCATCACTTCACCTTGAGGCTGAATGCTTCAGGAATGTTGAAGTCGCGGGCGACGGTCTCGATGATCTCGCACTGCCAGTAGTCGGCCGGGACTCCGGTGGACTCGATGGCATGTGCCAGGGTGTGCGCGATCATGGTCTTAACGTAGCCGGGTTTGTCCCCTTGGCGCAAGAACATCTCGCGGCCGAGGTCGATCGGCATAGTGAACTGGCCGATCTCGCGCTCGGGGGAGTCGTGGTCCTGGATTGGGACGGTGGACAGGGTTCCGATGCGGATTGTGGCGGAGGCTTGGGACATCATTCATCCTCTTGATAAGCTAATTGAAAACTCGCCTTGGAGTTTTTCGCAAAGGGCCTTGTGGGCCGCTTGTGCTTCCTCGTAAGATTTGTAACCACCCTTGTAGTAACGGGTTCCCTCATGAGCGAGCTGGTAATAAAACTTTCCGGACTCAGCTTGATACACACCTTTCTTGCGCGTATTGGCTGACTGCTGAAAGCCTGTTGCTTCTCTGAGGTTATCCCATTTGTCGTTTTTTGTGTTGCCGTCTTTGTGGTCGATGGACTCCGGCAGTATTCCGGTCATGAGTATAAACGCCACCTGGTAAGGGCGGTATTGCTTGCCCCGATGCGAGGTGTTATGGCGCACTACGCGGTTGCGTTTCTTTGAGAACACCTCACCAGTCTCGGGATCGTAACTGTAATACTGCTTGGCTTCTGTCAGTGTTAACATCATTCATCATCCTTCTTAGCAGTCTTATCGTTTGCGCGATTTTTTGCCATGAACTTCCAAGGCAGTTCGTTGGTGTAGAGGGAGGCTAGAAACCCTAGGCCCTTGCGCATTTCGGGATACAGGGCGTGGTGCATGAGCATCGTGTCGTCTGTGAAGTCGGGGGATTTGATCCCCATCTGGCGCCACAGGTATTGCATATCATACTGGAAGTTCTGTCCGCCCACGCGCTTACCTGAGCGGAGGACGCGGCGGACCCATGACCATGCTTGAACCTCCTCCCGCTTGGTGCGCCAGTAGTTGCCGTCGGGCTGGGACTCATCGAAGAAAGGGACGACGATTGCGCGGTAGGGAGTCGGGGCGAAACCTACGCAGGTTATCATGGTGGATTTGGTCTCGATGTCCACGTCGAGTTTGGGAAACTCCTCGGGGAGGATGAACTCGTTGAGGAAATCCTCGAGGTCGTCGAGGGTTGGGTAGAGGTGGATGAGGCGGCGGGGGCGAACGATCTCAGGGAAGGTGGACTCGTGCCGGGCCTTGTGCAGATCGGACAGGACGATCAGGCGATCGGGCCAGTTGCCCATGACGTGCGCGGGCGAGTAGGTGGGAAGGACTTTGAACCCGGCGATTGCGCTGTGGCCGGAGTGAATACGGCCGCGGGCGGACATCATGGAGGACTCGGAGGTGAGTGCCCACAGTGCCAGGTCGCCTACGGCGATGATGAGGGTGGGGCGGTGAGTGTTGATGCGGGACCAGAGTTTCTCCAGATGAGGGTAGAACTCCTTGCGGAAATAGCTGCCGCGGGCTACGAACTTCAGGCCGGGGAGGGACTCTTCCTTTGGGCCGCAGAAGGAATAGATGGACTGGCGGCCGACCGGGACCTCGTTCACGACGTTGGTAAACTCACAGTCTCGCGGGTCGATGCCGACTTGGCGCAGCCAGGATTTGAACGTCGTGCCGAGGCCGGAGAGGAATGGCCCGCCCTCTTCGAAGTCCTTTGCGTTTAGATACTCGCCGACGATTAGGATCATAGGGCAGGCCTTTCGGTATGGTTGATTGCCACGGGCAATGAGCCGTATCTCACTCCTCTTGCGCAGCCCAATAAGCGTCTCGGGCGTTGGCGTAGAATGTAGGGTCGCGCTCGAGGCCAAGGGAGTGGCTTGCGCCCATGGCCTCGCTCACCCGGACTGCTTGGCCGGAGCCGCAGGTCGGGTCGAGCATGATGGTGGAAGAGTCCACGAACATGCGGAAGAAGTGCGAAAGCATCTGCGGGTTCTTCTCAGACATGTGAATTGTTTTCACATTAGCTGCGGCGAAGAGGTTCGACACTGGCTGGGCTACCATGCGGTCGCCCCGAGAACACAACAGGGCGGTTTCATACACGCGACGGGGTCCGCGCTTGGGGTCGGGCATGATGCCGGAGTTATCTGACTTATGCCAGACCAGCGGGAAGGGATTGACGCGCCAGCCCATTTCGGCCAGGGCCTCGATCGTGTGGCAATGGTAGTCGAGGGAATACCAGAACATGAGGTGGGCGGATTCGGCGACGACGTTGTCCATTGCGCGGCGAAGGGTGTCGATTAGGTTCCAGTAGACTGTGGCGGAGTCGGCGTAGCCTCCGAAGGAACCTGCGGCGCCGGAGTTGTGCCCGTCAGCGTTCACGCCGTAGGGGAAATCGCAGTGGATGAAGTTGAACTTCGGGCCGGAATAGGTAGGCTGCCAGAGGGAAAAGTCGGCGAGGAGGAATGGGTGCGGAGCCTCGGCATGGGCGGACATGAGGTCGGGCTCGGCGGTGGGGGAGGAGTCGATGTCGTCCGCGTCGGGGTCACGCTCAGGCGCATTGGGCGCGAGCATCGCCTCGAGCATGGCGGTTTCGCTGTCCTTGGCGCGAGCGGTCTTGCGCTCGACAATACCGCGGGCAGTCGAGTAGCGATCCGCATTCAGCACGAGGGGGTCGCCCTGCTCAATCGCCTCCTGGACTTTGATGCGGTGGTGGACCTCGGAGGGGGAGACGCCGAGGGCGGATGCGGTATCGACTTGGGACCACTCAGGCGATTGCATTGCGCGCAGACGGTGGTATTCGGCAACGGCCTGGCACTGGTCGCGCCACTCGAGATCGACGCGCTTGACGTTTTCCTCGAGTTCGATTAGGTAGAGCTCGGACTCGTCGAGGTCCTCGACGAATTGCGCGGTGATGTGGGACCAGCCGAGAACGTCGCGGCAGGCGGTGAAGCGGCGCTCGCCCGCGACCAAGGTCAGGTTTTTGTCCAGGGTGATGGGGTGGATGAGGCCGACCCGCTGAATGGAGGCGGCGAGCTCATCGAGGTTGGAGAGCTCCTTCCGCTGCCGGGTGTCGCGGTTGATGGTGATGGAGGAGATTTCGACGGAGCGGAAGGTGCCGGAGGTCATGAGGGGATGCCTTCGCGATTAGCTGCGGAAAGGATAGTGGCGCACTCACCTGCGATGGCGGCGTAGGTGGCCGCGTCGGTGTAGGTGTCGAGCTTCACGTGGCCCGAGAATGTGCGGGCGATTTTCTGCAGGACGTTCAGCCATGCGACATCTTCCGCAGCAAGCACCAGCGAGGTGTCGAACTTGGCGTTCAGATAGGTGGCGAAAAACTCGGCGCACTGGCTGAGGTTTTCATTCGGCGGACCATACTCGCGGTCACGATCGCCCGAGGTGAGCGCGGCACCGTCGTTCAGGAGCTTGACGCGAAGGGGAATGGAGGACATGGCTGGGGCTTTCTGCATGGGGGTGAGGGCGGGGCGATAGTCTGCCCCGCCAAGACGCGCTTAGTCGAGCGGCGCGTAGTTCTTCACATCGACGTAGGTGTCGTCGCCGTCCTGGCGCCACGTAGCGGACGCGAGGAACTGGTGGTTGACCGACGCGTCGAGCAGCTGGCGCATGGTCGAGTCATCCTCGGCCTCGACGCGCAGGGTGTTCGTGAGGAACTGACGCAGGCGGTAGAGGGTCTTTTTGACGTCAGCTTCCTTGTCCGGGTCGGTCGGGAACATGAACGAGACGCGGTTGACGCCGCCGCCCAAGCTGCCGAAGGCTTCGAGTTCGTCAGGATCGACATCGGACTCGGCCGATACCGGGATGACTTGGAACTCAACGATGTTCCAGTCGCCGGAGTTGGACTTGGTGAACGTGGGGATTTTCCGCACCGACCAGATGTAAGTGCCCTGCGGAAGGGCTGGCGGCTTTTCAACGTCGTTGGCGCGGGTCTCGAGGGCTGAAGCGAAATCCATCATTGGGGCTCTCCATTGGTTGATGGTCGTGGGTGGAAGGGTGCAGACGAGCTGCGTTAGATGCTCACCAAGGGGATGCCTTTGCGTTCCATGGTGAACAATAGCTCGGCGCAGGCCATGACGTCGGACATAGCGTCATGCGCGCCGGAAAAACCTTGAGGGTTGACGAGGTGGCGGTAGGACTCGTCGAGGGTTGGCCACTTGTAGGGTTGGTCGGGCTTGGGCCACTTGGCTGGGGCCTTGACAACTGGCATGGCAGAAAGCATCGTGCAGATTTTGGGCGGCAGGGTCCACGATGCAGGGGGCGCGTCCATGATCCGGGCGTAGGAGAATTTCATCAGCTTGGCGTCGAACTGAGTGTTGTGCGCGACAACGCGATCGGCCCGGACGAGGAGGCGGTTGAAGATTTTCATAGCTTGGTCGAGGGAGATGGCGGTCGGCGCGATCTCCGGGTAGGTGAGGTGGTTGTCGCGCCAGAAGGACTCGTCGGGGATCGTGCCGCGCGAGTCGCCGTGTTCGGGCAGGACGTAGGTGGAGAAGTGCGCGACCGGGCGCTCACCGTTGAAGAGGATGCCCGCGAGCTGGATGATCCACGGGCACTGCTCGATGGGCTTGGGGGTTTTGGGAGGCAGCCCGGTGGTTTCGGTGTCGAATACGAGGGTGAGCATTGGGGTTAGCCTCTCAGAATTTTGAAAACTTCGGCCATGCCGGACTCCAGGGGGAGGGTCTTGGGCAGGTCGAAGGGGTGAGGGTTTTTGAGGTCGACGAGGGCGGTGGGCATAGTCTGGATGGTGCGCTTGACGTTCTCGCCAGTGCCTTTGCTTTCGGCCATGAGAAGAGTATTAAAGTACTTCGGGATTTCCGGGCCGAGGGCTTTGCCGATTGCGGAGGCGTAGCCTTTCATTGAACCGTCGGGGCGCTCGACCATCTGGACGTGGGAGATCACGATCACGTGGCAGCGGAAGTCGTCGGAGGTCAGCAACTCGAGGACGTTCTTGATGGAGTCCTGGGCGCCGCCGAACCACTGGCGAGGGTCTTTGGCCGAAGGGTTCATGCCCTGAGCCCAATGGAATGCGGCGCGGGACAGGGCGGTGAGGGAGTCGATCACGAAGATGGTGTCGAGGCCCCACTCGGCAGGGGTAGTGCCGTCGTCCCACTTGTTCATCACTGAGATGGCGGAAGTGTAGGCGACGGGCCTGCCGGATACGATCGGGCCGCGCACAGGGTCTGATTTGAACTTGTCGCGGTATGTGAGGTAGTCGATCTTGTCCAGCAGCGCAGGGTCGGCGCGCTTGGTGAAGGCGATCAGGGAGTCCATTCCGTTGTCCATGTCCAGAATGCGGAGGTTGTAGCCCGCTTGAACGAGGGAAACGAGGGAGCCGGTTTTCCCCGTGGAGCTGTCGCCGATATACATCAGCTTGACGAAGCGGGAATTGACGTGGGCGGAGGCCTTGGCCATGGGAAGGTGTCCTTGGGCTGGAGGGCAGAGTTAGCGCGAGGCGAGCGGGTCCCAGCGGGGCTTGCGGGTGAAGTCGGCCTCGAGGAAATTGTTCCGGTGTTCGGGCGAATGGGAACAGACTTTGCGAAACTCGCACCCGCCGTAGTTGCCGCAAGCAGTGCGGTTCATGGGGAAGAAATTCTCGCGAGTGGCTGCGCGGGCACGTTCGATCGTAGCCATGGAAGTGTCATACCAGTCGTTGAGCAGGCCGGGGGAGCGGTGGATGAACCCGCGCTCGAACCGGGTGAAGCCGACGGCGATCTGTGCGGCGTCCACGATCACGCCCGAGACGGGGAGGTTGAAGATGATCTTCCCGGCGTAGGTGTAGGTGGACATCTGGATGTCGGGCGTGAAGTCGGCGAAGTAGCGCGAGGAAATTGTGGTGCCGGTGGTTTTCTGGTCCATGATGTAGTTGCCGCCGGAATACTCTACAAGGCGATCGAGGTGGCCGCAGAGAATGATGCCGTCGTCGAGGGGAAGTTTGAAGCTGTATTCCACCGCGGGCCGACTGTCGGAGAGGATGACGGTGGAGGTGGGGTCATCCTCGAAGTGGTCGAGATACCAGACGATTGAGCGGATCAGGGTCTCGCGGGTTTTGGTGTTGTGCATGGAGTCCCAGGGCTGGCCGGGCTCGCCGCTCACGGGGTAGTCCCAAGTGGAGATGAGCGCTTCGTGAATGATCTTACGGATAGCCTCGTCGCGGGAGTCGCCGAGGGCAAGGTGCTTAAAGTAGTGCTCGAGCGCAGTGGCGTAGGCTGCGCCAAAGCGGAGGTGGACGGAAAGCAGGGGGCTCGCCCAGCCTTCGATGTGCTTGAACTGATAGTAGCGGGGGCACTTTTCGAAGGAGGAGAGGGACGTGGAGTCCCAAGCGAACTGCAGGCCGTCGGCGTCGAAGGACAGGAGGGCAGTCATGTGCGGCGTCCTTTGCTGTAGCCTGCCATCCAGATGCGGCGGGCCAAGGTCTTTTGGCGTTCATCGAGGGGCAAGATGGAGGCGAAGTTTTCATCCCACCACTGGCGGAAAAGGCGTTCGGCTTCGGCGTCCATGCTACAGGCCCAGGTCGTCGAGGTTGAAATCGCCAGCGGCCTTGAGGGCTTCGCCTTCCTTGGCGGTGGTCTTGGACACGGCGCGGGGCTTGGTGGTGCCAGCTTTCATATCGCCCTGGATGAAGCGATGGCGCTGACTCCGCAGGTGATTGACGATCGAGTCGATGTCCTGAGAAGATAGGTTAAGCGGGTCGCGAGCGAACAGCTCGGCGATGGGGGTCTCGGTCATGGGAGGTCCTACTCGTCTGTGGAAGGTTCGGAAGAGGGTTCGGGGAGGCTTAGGTCGGGCAGGTCGCCGACGAGGGCGAGGCGATGGTGCTTGTCGATGAACTTGGAGATCAGCTGGCGGACGGCGACGCTTGCGCCGAGGCGGGGGAAGAGCTCGGCCATCTTGTCGAAGTCGCCCTCGCGCAGGTTTAGCGTGTGCTTCTTGAGGTCAACTATCTTGGGGCGAGACATGGACGATCTCCTGTCGCTTGATGATCCAAAGGGAGTCCTTGGGGCTGGTTGGGGAAATTACAAACGAGAGGGTGGCGAAAAGCGGATCGGCCTTGCGGGCCTGGTAAAGTTTCTGACGAAGGAACTCGGGGTCGGACGTGCGGAGCTCAATCCCCCGGGGGGAATTGATTGCTTCGAACAGCAGGGAGTGGTAATCAACTGTCATGTGGGGGCACCAGTTTTTAAGTGACCTCCCTCCCCTTCCACATGCCAGCCCGCCGTTTTACTGAGGGTTGATAATAAAGAGGGAGGTCGCTGAAAGACTGGAAGGCAGGGCTGCCCGTGAAACAACCCTGCCTTCCGATCGGGCTACATGAGGCAGCCCGACCGTTCGTTACGCGCTCAGAAGTCGAGGCCTTCCAGTGCGGTGTCGGCAGCGGCGGTGCGGTCCTTGACGGCCTTGGTCGCGGCCTTGCGGATGCCTTCGCTGTTGGCGAGGGTTTCGATGGCGGCTTCGATCTTCTCCTTGTCGAAGTCCTTCATCTTCTTGCCTGCGGCCTTGACCTTGGCCGAGACGGCAGCGCGCGCCATGCGGTAGGCTTCGGTCTCGATCGGATCGACGGTCTTGCGTGGGCCAGCGGCGGAGGCGAGGTTGAAGATGTAGCCGAGGTCATACTCGCGGATGGCGGCGATCAGGCCGTCAACCAGCTCGCCGGGGATTTCCTCGAGCTCGCCCTTGGCTTTCTTGACCAGCGCGGCAGTGTTGTTGCGGATGTTTTCCGCGCGGACTTGGTTCAGCGCGTGGGCTTCGGCCTCGTTGATGGCGTAGCCTGCGACGTAGGGCTGGGCGACTTCAACGGCGAGGCCTTGGATGACGATGGTTTTCAGAT